TTTCAAGTAACAGGACTAGGTGGACTCGGTGCCATTCAGTTTGATGGTGTGGATGATTTTATGACTTTCTCAGATCAAACCCTGGCATATATTGCTGGAAGATCTTTTACAATTTTTTATGTTGCATCAAAACCAGCAAATAATAATACATGGGTTTTTGGTGGAACAAATACAGGAACAAGAACAAATCTTTATGCAGGCAACTTGACAGCTAATACACACAGAGTTGGATTTTATAATGACGATCAAGGATCTATTGTCACAGCAGCTGCTTCAGGAATAACAGAAATTTATACAATTATTTATGATTCATCAAATAACCAGAGAACTATAAGAAGAAATAGGGTTGAAGTATCTCGTGCCGTAACTAGTGGATCAGTTGCTTCAATGACTGGCCAAGCAATTGGTAGATATGTGTCATCTTATGGCAACTTTAAAATTGGAGAATTCTTAATTTACGATAGAGCTTTACAGTTTGCAGAACAAGAAACTGTTGAAAAAGATCTAATATCTAAGTGGTCTATAGTCTAAGGGGGATTAAAGTATGTCATATGCTCCAATTAGATTTGCAGGACCTTCTTTAATCCCAGCATCTCCAGCTAAAATTTACACAGCTGTATCTACAATAATCATTAAAGAATTTACCGTAACAAATTTTAGCGGTTCAACTTTGCCGTTCAGCATATTTTTATTAGGTGAAAATGGCGATCAAGTAATTAATCTTTATGGTGTAAATAGATCTAGTTTGGATCCCTATACACTTTATGGAAATGTAAATGTACAAAATAACACAACACTTAAACTAGAACATTCATTAATTTTAAATGCTGGAGAGTCAATTGCAGCAGTTACAACAACACCAAATTGCTACTCATTAACAATATCTGGAGTTGATCTTTCAGGTACACTTTCAGGTGGAGGATCAGGCGGAGGAACAACAGGAGCATCAGGAGCAGGTTATTCAGATATTACTTCAATAACAACAAATGCTGTAACAACAGGATCAAAAGTATTTTATGTAAATAATAGCGGGGCTTATACTGCAGGACAACGTGTGCGTGTAATTAATCCACTTGCACTAACAACTTATGTTGAGGGTACAATTACACAAGTTGTAAAAAATGTAAGTATAACTGTAGCAGTAGATGCAAAAAATGGAACAGGTACTTATTCTGATTGGGTATTTGCTGTAACTGGAAATCCAGGAGTTAATGGCACAATTGGAGTTAATGGTGCAGCTGGCCCAACTGGTCCAACTGGAGCAGCGGGAGCAACAGGCCCAACTGGTTCTACAGGCGCAACTGGACAAGGACTGACACTTCAAAATGTTGTTGCTAACGTTGGAGCACTACCAACAACAGCACCACTTGGCGCAGCATATATAATTTCATCAACTCAAGAAATTTATATTTATAGTGGGCTTGCCTGGGTAAATGGTGGTACATACAAGGGGCCAACAGGTTCTACTGGGCCAACAGGTTCTACTGGGCCAACAGGATCAACAGGAGCAACTGGCGCAGCTGGAAGATCAATTAATGTTAAAGGCACAAAAGCCAATGTTGCAGCTTTACCATCTTCAGGAAATGTTTCTGGAGATTCATGGATTGTTTTAACAGACTTACACTTGTATGTTTGGGATGGAACAGCTTGGTTAGATGCTGGGCAGTTCCAGGGCCCAACAGGTGCAACTGGACCAGCAACGATATCTATTGGAACAGTTACCACTACAGGACCAACAGGCGTTGCATCTATAACAAATTCTGGTTCAGGCACAGTTGGAGTTTTTGATTTTGTTTTACCACAAGGACCAGTAGGAGCAACTGGAGCAACTGGAAATGCTGCAACTGTCGCAATAGGAACTATAACATCTACTGGGCCAACTGGAATTCCTTCTGTTACAAATGTTGGAACACCAACAGCAGCACTTCTAGACTTTTTATTAAAACAAGGTCCAACAGGCCCAACAGGTCCAGCAGGTCCAACAACCATAACAATTGGATCGGTAACCCCAACAGGCCCAACAGGTGTTCCAGGGATAACAAATTCAGGTACTACAACAGATCTTGTTTTAAATTTCACACTAGCACAAGGTCCAACAGGTGCAGTAGGAGCTACAGGACCTACAGGTGCAGCAAGCACAGCAGTAGGCCCAACTGGCCCAGCAGGTGTCACAGGTCCTACAGGTGCAACAGGAACAGCTGGGGCTGATGGAACATCAGTAAGAATATTAGGCACCTATGCATCAGAAGCTGCACTTAACGCAGCACGTCCAACAGGAACATTGGGTGACGGATACTTAATTACTGGACAACTTTATGTTTGGACGGGATCTGCTTGGGTAAATGTTGGAAGCATTCAAGGCCCAACAGGCTCAACAGGGCCAACAGGTGCATCTATTACAGGGCCAACAGGCCCAGCAGGCGCAACAGGTGCAACTGGCTCAAACGGCTCTAGCATTCAGGGACCAACAGGTCCAGCAGGTGCAACGGGCCCAGCGGGACCAACAGGTGCAACAGGTGCAACTGGGTCAGGCTTACAGGGACCAACAGGTCCTACAGGCGCAACAGGGCCTTCTGGAGGACCAACTGGCCCTACTGGAGTAAGTATTGTACAGAATTTCCAGGTAACAAATAGCGGTTCAAGCGGATATTCTGTTGATGGAACAAACAATAAAGCTTTAACATTAGTAAGAGGCCAAACATATTTCTTTACTATAAATGCTGCAGGACACCCGTTCTGGATTAAAACAACACAATCTACAGGCACAGGTAACCAGTATAATACTGGAGTAACTAATAACGGATCTGAAGTTGGTGGAATTACATTTACTGTTGACGCAACTGCCCCAAATACGTTATACTATATTTGTCAGTTCCACTCTTCAATGACAGGTGCCATAAATATAATTGGCTAAATAAAAGTCAGGATGTAAATGAAAATAGCAGTATACACAATTGCTTTAAATGAAGAGCAATTTGTTGAGCGTTGGTACGAGTCTGCAAAATATGCTGACTGTTTATTAATTGCAGACACAGGCTCTACAGATAAAACAAAAGAAATAGCATCAAAACTTGGTATAGAAGTTCATTCTATATCCGTGGCTCCCTGGCGATTTGATGATGCTAGAAATGCAGCACTTGCATTAATTCCTTCAGATATAGATTACTGCATATCTTTAGATATGGATGAGATATTATCAGAAGGTTGGCGGGAAGAATTAGAAAAACTGCCATCTACAGTAACAAGACCAATACATAGGCTTGTAACATCATTTGATGAAAATGGAATTCCAGGCGTTGAGTTTGATGCATTAAGAATTCACTCAAGACATGGACATCGGTGGAAATATCCAATTCATGAATCTGTTGCATTTTATGGCATAGATGAAGTAAGACAGGATGTGGATATTAAAATATTTCACCATCCAGATAATAATAAATCTAGAGGACAGTACTTGCCTTTGCTGCAAATGGCAGCACAAGAAGATCCAACAAGCGATAGATGTGCTCATTATTATGCAAGAGAATTGTACTACTATGCCAGGTATGAAGATGCAGCAGCAGAATTTAAAAGACATTTATCGCTGCCTTCCGCATTCTGGAAACCAGAAAGATGTGAGTCAATGCGCTACATTGCAAAGTGTGAGCCTAACGATAGAGAGTATTGGCTTAGACTGGCTATTGCAGAGTGTCCAGAAAGAAGAGAGCCTTTTGTAGATCTTGCTCAATATTTTTATGAGCTTAAAGAGTGGGATAGAGTAAAAGAGTACTCACAGCTTGCCTTGAATATAAAAGAAAAATTCTTGGGTTATTTTTGTGAAACAGATGCTTGGGGCTGGAAGCCTCATGATCTAATGGCTTTGGCCAACTACAATTTAGGGCTAGATGAAGAGGCATTACTTCATGGTAAAATTGCATTAGATCTTAATAATGATGATAGGCTAAAAAAGAATGTAGAATTCTACGAGCTAGCCTTGTCAAACAATGGAGAGTAATGTCATATCGCTTAAAGGTAATAAAAGATAGCCCTATTGGTTTCTGGATGCTTGATGAATCATCAAGCAGTACAGTGGCTATGGATTATTCTGGTTGCAATAATAATGGATCGTATACAGGTTCTCCTGCAACAAACATGTTGCCTTTAGTAACAGGCGGAGGATCAGGTACAAAAATTACTAACTCAGCATATGTAACTTTTCCATTAACAAACAACTATTATACAAGCACAACAACACCTGGGATGGCAACTAAATACTCATCCGATAACGATTTTACTATTGAATGCTGGATTAATCAATCAATTAAGTCTAGCTCAAAAACAATATTGTTTGCTGACGATACAAACAAGATTGGTCTGTATTGGGATAACGGAGATATTGTTTTTAACATTTCTCAAAATGATGAAATTAGATACCCAGTCACTTACTCAAAAAGATCAATGCATATAGTAGGAGTTTATTCTATATCTTCATTTTCCTTATATGTTGATGCAAGGCTTGTTGCAACAAAAGCATTATCTCCAGAATTTAAATTTACAAATACATCAATATCTTTGACATCAGGACCTACATCTAGCGCATTAGATTCTTTTGTGTTTGATGCTCCAGCAGTATATAGATATTCTTTATCTCCTCAGTCTATATTAAATCATTACAATGCAGGAAGCGTTTCTGCCTCAGCAATACAAATTGTAGCTCCAGACGAAGGCGTACTATTTTCTGGAACAGACGCATCTATAAGAGCTCAGTTTCAATACTCCTATCCTATAAATAGAAGGTGGACTGAGTTTCTGGATGAAAATACTTATTATGATGAAAATGCAGGTTATATTTCTTTTTACAAAACAGATACCTCTACATCAAGAACTTTTGTAATTAATGATTTTCTTATGGTTCCAAGCGGTATACCTTATACAACTTCTAAGGTGGAGTGGAGAAATGATTTAAATATTTCTGTTGAGTCCAGCGTAGATGGAACGTCCTGGTCAAATTGCACAAATGGAATGCCTCTGCCTCAGTATACAAAAGATTCGTTTAGCACAACAGGCTTAGTCTATATTAGAATAACAATGACAACACCTGATGCAAGCAAGTATCTTCCAAGGCTTGCTTATTTTGCTATTAGTTTTTATACAAACAAAGACGTATATGCAGATAATGGGGGATACAAAATAACCTCTCCCACAGAATACTATATAGGCTCATTAAATTATCCTGTGCTTTCAAGACATTACGATAATGGAATTAGAACAAAGCCAGGGTCTGGATTTAACCTGTCCGCTTCTTCTAACGTGCATGCCATAGAAATGCTTTTTACGCCCTCTACAAGCGCCGCTAACACCCTTATATATATTCCCGCAAGTGGATCTGTGGCAGAAACAAAGTATGCCTGGAATGGCTCAGGAACGGTTTCTAAGGCCAATGTGCTAGAAGTATTTGTAAATGGTGTAGACAGGACGGCAGCAACAAATATAAGCTCATTCCTAGTTCCAGAAGAAATTCACCATATTGTAATTACTTTAGCTAGCCCAATAAAGGGAGATATACAGTTTAATTATTTAGTATCTGGTGGACCAACGTGTCTATATAACAATATAGCTGTATATCCAGACGATATAACTCAGCAGATTGCAATAAACCACTACAACCTATATATCGGAAAAATAATAACATCAGTATCCGATCCGTCCATTGTTGTAACAGAAAAGCCATTCAAGGCTTACAATAATGACTGGATAGTGTTACAAAGTATATAATTCTGTCACACTAGTTGACAAAAAGCTGGACTTGAGTAGATAATAATGGTAAAATAAAGACCTATGGATATTAATAACACTAAGTATAAAGTACTTGATGAAGAGAGCACACTAGGCATCTATGTCTGGGAGATGCCAGACGGACGTTGGATTGGAGACGATGATGGGAATTTTCTTTCAGTCACGTCAAAAAAGAACAACCGATCAAGAATGGATGCTTTGGCTAGAGAAGTTCGCTCATACGGTATTTATGAGGGCCAACCTAAATTCCTTTCTGCAAGAAGAAAAATTGATGACGAAGAATTTGAATACCAAAAACAAAGACTAAACTGGGGATTAATTCCAGACCCTATGGATATTGGTAATTACAAAGATGAAATGAAAAAGATGGGTGGCATGAGATGATTGAATTTCAAGAAGAAGACGGAAGCACAATTGATATATCAAACACAGCAGACTGGTTTTCTTTTAAAAAAGAGCAACCAACAAATGACCCATTTTCTATAAGCGGAGATGACCTAAGAAAAGTCAGAGGTTTGGGAGCATCTTTTAAGAGAAAGATTAATCGAGAATTCTCAAAATCATTTACAGGAATTGAAGGCGTAGGCACACAACAAAATCTTCTTGCACAAGCTATTAGCGGCTATGCAATGTTTGATCTTATTGAACCACCATACAATCAAGAATATCTGTCTAAAATCTATGAGGTCTCAACATATAATTATGCAGCAATCAATGCAAAGGTTGCTAACATTGTTGGATTAGGCTATGACTTTATTGAAACAAAAAAGACAAACGATGCATTTGATTCAATTACAGATGAAAAGCAATTAGAAAGAGCCCGTAAGAAGCTTAACAAGCTGCGTCAAGATTTGCACTCATGGCTTGATACAACAAATGAAGAGGATACCTTTACTCAAACACTAATTAAGGTTTATACAGATTTAGAAGCAACAGGCAATGGCTACATTGAAATAGGAAGAACAACAGGCGGAAACATTGGATATATTGGGCATATTCCCGCAAAGACAATGCGTGTTCGCAGATTAAGAGATGGTTTTATTCAATTGCTTTATGGTAAGGCAGTTTTCTTTAATAATTTTGGTGATTCAGAAACAGAAAATCCTATTGCTGGACAAGAAGACCGACCAAATGAAATTATTCATTTAAAGAAATATACACCAATGAACAATTACTATGGCGTTCCAGATATTGTAGCAGCACAAGTCGCCCTAACTGGTAATGAATTTTCTGGAAGATACAACCTAGACTATTTTGAAAACAAGGCGGTCCCAAGATATATCATTACAGTAAAGGGAGCAAAGCTTTCACCAGAGTCAGAAAGAAAGCTTCTTGAGTTTTTCCAAGTTGGCCTTAAGGGCAAAAATCATAGATCCCTCTATGTACCACTGCCATCAGATACTCCAGACTCAAAGGTTGAGTTTAAGATGGAGCCAATTGAAGCGGGCAATCAAGAAGGCTCATTTGAAAAGTATCGTAAATCAAATAGAGATGAAATACTTCTTGCTCACCGTGTACCAATTAATAAGATTGGAACCCCAGAAGGAGTTAATTTAGCAGTTGCTCGTGATGCAGATAAGACATTTAAAGAGCAGGTTTGCCGTCCAGCACAAATGATTTTAGAAAAGAAAATCAATAAAATATTTGACGAGAAGACAGATGCCTTAATATTAAAGTTTAATGAGCTGACATTGACCGATGAAGATACTCAGTCTAAAATTGATGAGAGATATTTACGCATGCAGGTTATTACGCCTAATGAGGTTAGAATCAGAAAGGGCATGATTCCAATTGATGGTGGAGACCAGGTTGTTGAATTAAAGCCACAAGCAGCAGCAGAAGCAAAAGCCCAAGCTGGAAATACCAGACAAAGATCACAAGATCGCCAAGCAACCGCTCCAGATGTCTCTGGAGAAGGCAGAAATGCCAAGGGTGATGGCAGACAAGTTGACTAACTTTACTCAACTGTTATTTGCCTTTTTATATATAAGTCGCTAAAATTAAGCATATGAATATTGAAAAGTCTTTGTGGTCCAGTCATGGCGACAACATCAGTCTATCGGTTCCCTTTACTAAGGTTAACCGTGAAAAAAGAACGGTGTCTGGATTTGCCACATTAGATAACGTTGACCAAACAGGTGACGTTGTTACAGCAGAAGCAAGCATGAAAGCTTTTGAAAATTTCAGAGGGAACCTTCGTGAGATGCATAATTCTGTTGCTGTTGGAAAAGTTGTTTCTTTTAAACCAGAAACTTATTATGATCCAACTACAAAAAAGTTTTATAATGGCGTTTATGTAGATGCTTATATTTCAAAGGGTGCACAAGATACATGGGAAAAGGTTCTTGACGGAACTCTTTCAGGTTTTTCAATTGGCGGAAAGATTAATGATTCAGATAAAGAAGTTAATAAGTCAAACGGTCAAACAGTAAGATTTATTAAGGATTACGATCTAATTGAACTTTCTATTGTTGATTCACCAGCAAACGAACTATGCAATATCATTTCTATTCAAAAAGTAAATGGTGCATTGATGTTTAAAGGAATTGCAACTGAAGTTACAACTGAAAATATTTTTTATTGTGAAGATAGTAATTCTGTTTTTATCTCAACAGAAAAAACATATGACTCACCAGTATCTGGAAAGCCAGCTCAACTAATTGGTTGGGTTGAAAGTTCAGATATTAATAAGTCAAAAGAGATTGATAAGATTCTTGATGCATATAAGCACTCAAGATTTACGTTGCCTGATACACAAATAGCAAAACAGGCAAACGCAGAAGGAGGTAATGAAGTGTCAGAAAATACAGAAAACGTAGTTGTCGAAGATGCAGCAGTCGAAGCAGCAGCTGAAGCAGTAGCACCAGAAGCAACCGTAGAAGAGACAGCAGTAGTTGCAGATGATGCAGCACCTGCAGTCGAAGATGCTCCTGCAGAAGAAGCAGCAGCAGAAGACACAACTGCCGAGACTCTGGAAAAAGCAGCCGACGTATCAGAAGATAAGGTTGATGAACCTGATTTTGCAAAGATGTTAGGCGATCTAAAAGGCTTTTTTTCAGAAACTCTAAACAAGGCATCAGAAGTTAATGCAGCACAAGTAACAACAATCCAAGAGACTGTTGAAGCTTTTAGCAAGAGCGTAGATGCTAGAATTTCAGAGTTGGCAGAACAACACACAGTGCTTTCAAGCGCTGTAAAAGATATCAAGAGCACGATTGATGGTGTACAAAAGCGTGTCGATGCAGTATAGTCCTAGACTGCAATTAAGAAGTCTTCTGATCTTGGCCGATCAGAGGAAGTAACAATCAAGAAATCTAAATGGAACGGTTCTTTCCTCGGTTCCGTGAACGAAATATTTAACTAAGGTAGGTAAAATA